CTATCCGATTTCTCGAATAGAATAGTTAATTCCAAAAGCTTTAATTAACTTTAAAACACTAGCTCGATTATACTTCGATGGTGCAGGAAATAGTATATTTTTATCACTGTTAATATAGACCGCCTTCACATCCTCGGTCCAAACAAAATTAGGGAAATACTCAGCGAAGCCCAAATCTCCCCATGTCTCTCTTCCAACAAGTAATATTCTTTGCCCTATCCTCTCCTGCATGGAGCATATTATATCCCATGCATCGGCATAGCTATCCACTATTACCGCATCCCTCATAAAATGTGGGTTTCTATTAAATACTTTTAGCATTTCTCCCACCTCCTATTAATCCTAATTACACCATATTTTTAATGAGTCTGCAACGGCTTCCTATAAACAAAAAAGACCTTACCGAGTTATATTCTCAGTAAGGTCTTTTACATTTTCTATTAATTTTACGTGTATCCACCATTACACGTTATGGAGATGTATGGATCACCTCAATTCTTGGCTACTAGGTATACAACAGTACCACCTAATAGGATATTTAACAACTTACTTTTGCGTTGTTGAATCTTGATTCTTTTGAGTTCTCTCATCTGCATTTCTAAGTATGCGTTCACCTTCGCTAATGATTCGTTTTGCATTAATAGCGTTTTCTCTTGCTGCTCTAATGTGTTCTTGGCTATTAGTAATTGCTCCCTCTGTTCTTTGATTAAGTTCATCGATTCTATTAATTCTTGTTTCGATTCGCTCGTTGACATCTGTGCTACGTTCAATTGCTGTTCTAACTCGTCTATTATCTTCAACTGCTCGTTGATTGTATTGTTGAGCGTTTCGAACTTCATCAGTAGCTCGTTGTATTCCTGTCGTGTCAATATTACTTGCTCTGTCGGCGTAGAGCCATATACAGGCAATGATACAAAGGACAATACAAACATGAATAGAGATGTAATGAGCGTGAATAAAGTTTTTGATTTTGTCATTCATACTTCCCCCTAATCATACATGTAATCGACATCAACTTCTTTGTCAGCTACCATTCCACAATCGCTATATTGCCAAATTCTGACATTTGGATAATCACATTGTGGATCATATTGTGCACACCATACAGGAACGCTTGGCATTTGACTATATGCATATGTTTCATCCCACAATAAAGAATAACCACTATATACACCTACATTTTGAAATCCAGCACTCCATAATGTATTAACAAACCGACTAATGCAATTCGTCATTCCTTGGCTAGTTAATGCACCAGCATTAATCATATTACGTAATTGGCGATGCTCCTCGTAGTCATACCAAATACCAGCTTGCAAATGGTAATCAGTATATCCATAACTATTGAGCGTGTTAATCACCCATTCCGCCTCTTGTACTGCGGTTGCCTCATCGTATGCGTGGCTAAAATAATATACACCTACTTCAAGGCCCGCATTTAATGCTGCGGTGATATGTTGCTCAAAGAAATCATCAACGTTATAATTTTCACCTAGTTTTATGATTACAAATTCATTGCCTTCATCTTTAGCTTGTTGCATATGAATTTCATCATAGTAAAGTGTTCCGTTTTCGTTGTCTTGCCACGCTGAAATATCAAATCCTCTTTTCATTCTTATCACTCCTTTCTGTAACATTTGGTAATAGTGTTATTTTAGGTTGTTCCTCCAATTTATCTGGTATTCCATCGCCATTTCTATCAACACTAAGCCATATTAATCCTGTAAGCGATGCGATTACACCTGGTGCTCCAAACATATGATCAATTAGGAATGCCCCCATCGTTATGATCTTATCGTTCGCACTAGAAATTTCACCTAAATAAAATGAAATCGCATAAGCCATGGTTGCCAATATAATTGGTGTTAGCATAATAAATATGAGTATTCTGGCTCCCCATACTAAAGTAGGGTGGACTTTCGCCACCCTAACCGAAGTATATATTTTTCTTACAGAATTAATAAGATTTTGCGGTAAATTCATGAAAATCACCTCTTAACTCATCAACCCTGTTTTCAATGCCATCAACACGTGTTACCAACTTAACGTGTTCTGCATATTCTTTAGTCCGTTGTTCTCTTGATAGTTTGATTTCCTCTTTCAATTCAACAAGGATCTCATTTAGCCTATCCATTCTCTCCTTGTTCCTAAGTAATATAGGCAAAATTAAAAGGCGGTAACTTGCACCGCCTATGATTACCACGATTGATAATGTAGTTAGAATATCATTTAACTCAAATTGCCATGTCCACATTATTCACCCTCTGTGCTTTCTTCTAAATCCATTAAATCATTGTGAATACACCCTTCAGTTGGGCAGGTACCGTCTTGATTCAACGTTGCATAGCACCACTCACAGAATCGCATTACAGGAATATCGCTTTTAACTTCAAACCCTTCCATTATTTCACCGCCTTAATTTTTAATACCATTTCTTGATTGAGTTTTTTAAACTGTTCTTGCAAATCGGTAATATCGCCGTTAATTAATCGGCGTCTTAACACCATTTGTTCCAGCGTTTCAAAACGCTTGTTGTAGTAATTTCTAATTTCGGCGATTTTTTCAGCCTTGGTAGGTTCCTTTGCTTGCGGTTCTACGAATTTGCCGTCTACATAGAATTTACCTTTCATAAATTCATCTAACATACCATCGCCATCTGCAGAGTAAATATAATCCGCTGCATCTGGCCATTCTTGTTTTGCAGTTGCTAACAACTGCTCTTGCGTTACTGTATTATCAACATAGGACGTAATTCGTTCGCCTATTTCGTTTAACACAAATACATATTGATTCATAGTAGTATCCTTTCGGAGGTGAAATTATGCGCCGTTACGCTATTATATTAAACCGTAGACAACGCAATACCATTACATTAAGGCAACTATTTAACGAGTGGCTGCCTATTCACTCTCAGTCTATTTCTGATAGCGCTGTCAAGTCTTATCACATTGCTTTTAAACACATATCCAACATATCGGATATGCCTATCACGAATATTCATTTTCAGCACCTTCAGAACGTAATTAATTCCATGCACTCAAAAGGACTTTCCTACTCATCTTGTAAGAAAGTCCGCACGTTGCTTAATCAATTATTTAATTACGCAATCATCAAGGATTACGCTATCACGAATTACACCCTACACTTGAACCTAGGTCCCAATGTACCAACGATTCATAGAAAAGTATTTACTCGTCAACAAATTAACAAATTATGGGAAGTAGATACTTCTTACTCTCATATGATTTTAATACTGCTATACACCGGTCTCCGCATAGGTGAGCTTCTTAATTTACGTAAGCAAGACATCCATAGGCGATCGTCATACCTCATCGTAAGACACGCTAAAACGAAAGCTGGTGAAGGCCGTATCATTCCTATACATCACCGCATCATGCCACTAATAGAGCAAGTATACACCAGCACCGAAGCATATCTATTTACCATCAGTTACACAACATTCCATAAGAATTTCAAAGATATTATGAAACAGTTAAATTGTAAGCATACTATCCACGATACTCGTCATACATTTGCAAGTTTACTTGACTCGGTAGCACCGCCCAACACACTACGTTCTTTACTAGGCCACAAACAAGGCGATATTACCACCAGAGTATACACACATAAGACTATTCGTGAGCTACGAAAAGCCATAGAATTATTAAAATAACTCCCCAGTGGGGAGTGGGTGGTCAAGATAACGTAACTAAGACAGAGGTACGATTTCCTATCAAATTTACAACTTTATTCATGGCGAACGCTATAGATGCGTACTGGTCAGGCTCTGACACGCCTAGGTATTTCGCTAACTCCGTGTCAGAGAGCAACGCAACTAAGGCCGTATTTTCGGCAAGTGATAGATATGCTGCTTCTTATTACTGGTTCGCACTAGGAATAATCTAATTCCCTAGGATAATGAACATAATCTGATCACCGACACATTTGGATATTAAGCCTTCCCTACGGCCATCCAAACAAAACTACCTGTGTCCGCTCTGGTGGTTAAGAATCAGATGGTGTTTCTATTAGCTTGAGAGAACCCACTATTCCAAGTAATAAAGCATTGTGCACCAGAAGTTTCAACACTTACAGAGTCATCGGTAGCTAAGGCTATTAGTACAGTGCTGCTAATTGGTAGAGAAATATCCTTATAGTACTTATTAGCATCAAACCAAGTTAATCCCCACTGGATAGTGAAACCATTAGCAAACTTTACGAAACCTGCGTTTGCATCGAGTTTAGATGCCACGATAGCACCTTGTCCTAATAGGCTTTTAAGTGTTCCAAGATTTAATACTTTATTTGTATCGCTATCGCTATAGTTAGCAGTAATAAAATCAATTATCTTCGAAGTGTTATCACCTTTTATTAGAGATAATCCTGTATTAGTTTTATTCGCATCTTTAACATAAACACCAGAAGTAATAGCTACATATCGATCTAATTCACCTTTAATAACAAATGTACTATCAGACATATTGATAGTAATGTTTTTGGCATTACCAATTACTGTTCTAATTTTATAAATTTCGCTATCAATTGGTGTTGTCTTATCTGGCACATACCCAACATTATTTCCACCATTTGTATAACTATATAGCATTTCTGCTTTACCATCTACTTTTGCATATAGCCCAACTTCACGAGGGAAGAAGCCTACATTAAGCGTATTATTGGATAATGTTGCCGTAATTAAATATTGGCCGTTCCCTTCGTTTACACCGCTAGTTACAGGCAATTCCATTTTTGGTGAAATTACGGCCGTCATGTCATTAAAATTTCTACCTGTGGCATCTCCATCGCCTACTACAACACGTGTAAAAATTAAATTCTTACGTGTTGCCACACTTTCAGCAATCATTGCCAATCCGTTTTTAGTTACCACATTCTGTGGATATTGACTAGGCATTATATACCCCCTTAACAATTAACATAATTAATTACATTAGCTTTAGTAATGTATACACCAGCCACTATAGATGCATCGTCTAATGCTGAATTAAAGCCTACCATCGGATTGATAGTAGTTGTTTCAAACGTAGTAACGATACTACCAGCATATAGTTCAGTATCAACGCTATGTACATCGTTAATACTTAATCCAATATGTGAAGGTTTGACCACTGTCAAATTACTTCTTATTTGAGGAATAGCATATACAAAGCTGGAATTATTAAACTCTAACTTCAACACACCATCTTCAAATAACACATCTACTTCATCAAGAACGAATGTTTTAACAATCGCCTTAATTTTATCTAGGGTACATTTGCCGTTGTTATTCCATAGCATCTGTACTATGGCTCTTCGTTGTTCAACTGTACCATCACCATTGATGCCTAAATCTTTTTCGTAAACCTTTAAGCCACGTTCACCTACCGCATCAAAGAAGCCATTATCTAGTAATACATCTAGTAGTTCATCTATATCTTGCAACTGCAATCCAGCCACTTGATATAACTCTCTAACCCACGGATCATTACGATACATTTTATTGATAGCTTTTAGTGCATATTCTTTAAAGTCTGTATTAGTCATTTAAAGCCACGCTAACTGTACCCAATACGGCAACTTGTTCCTTAGTTAGATTGATTTTGCTAACCTTACCATTTACAGTAACGCTTTCATAATCAATAACCCCAGTACTATCGATAATAATGTTACTAATTTGTGCTACGGATACATAATCCTGTTTAAATGCTATTTTCTTTAAGTATGCAGTAACCGCATCAGCAATGTCAGATGTAATGCTTGATTTAGTAGAAGTTGTGGAGTGTTGTACACCTCTAACATCAATATTGATAGGCACTTCTGTTGCACTAACTACAGTGCAATGTGCCCCTATTGGTGCTTGCCCTTCACCTATACCTTTACTATCTGGATCTATGTAATCTTGTACACGCTTAACTAAATCGGTACTAGCTGCCTTTCTATCTGAATTAATAACAACTACCTTAACAGTGTTGTTACCATTCCAAAGTGCTATTACATTAGCTTCGCCTACACCTTCTACTTCTTTTGCCCATTGCTTATAGTGATAATCATTACCACTAGTAGCTGGCTCTCTTAACTCTTCATAGTAGCGTTCTCGCAAATCATCATCTGCTTCTTCATCTTCGCCACCTTTTGCAGCATCATCATTAATAACCGCATTGATCCCAGCAATAGTAATAGGCATTTGTGTTATTGTTCCTTTGGGAACATTACCAACTGCACCAGCTTTAGTACATCTGATTTTAATAATAGAGTTATCCTCTACATCCTTATTTTCTAGCGACTCATATTGAATACCGCTTTCGCTTTCAAACAAATCACCTTCATGGATAGTGCCGTTGCCATCAACAATACGCAAGTTACATACCGCTTTAGTGGATAGTTTTCGTTGTGTTCCTTTACGTTGGAATACTACCCTTGTTAGTTCATCCCCTGTTAGGTTATCCACGTTTTGTTTGCGTTCAATTTCTTCCGCCTTTTTCCACAGTTCAAGTAAAGCAAACGCTTCACCTCTTGTTATGTCATACGTTGGAAAGCCTTCTGTTTTCTGATACGCATCGTCAATGTGTTCAAGCATCGTATTATGGATGCTATCAACACTATAATTCGAATTCATGTTCTATCTTCACCTCTTCCCCTGTATTAGTAACTACTGTGAAATAAAAAATACCAGCATTGAATTGCCAATCTTTGACAACTACAACGCATGGTACTTTGTTCATGATACCCTCGGTTATTCTTCTTTTTATTTCAGATACTTTATATGCTCGTGGCAATCTGTACCCTAATAGTTTAGTTAGATCTAAACCGAAGCTATCACTATAGATTAAGTATTTCTTCATTTCAGTATGAATAAATAACTCAATCCATTGTTTAATTGCTTCAATCTGCGTATCTTCTACATTGCGTCCATCCTCAAATACAAAACGATGTGTTTTATAGTCGAATTTAAATGACCGCCCCACCTTGTGTTGTGCGTTTGTAGCAGTCTTTGTAGATTGAATGGAATTAGTGAAGTTGTAATCTGTAGGAAACATCATACCCCCTCTTTCACAATATCAACGATAAAGAAATGTTGCTCATTTTCATCTGGAATAACAAGTACTTTATCGCCAGCTTTCCATAATTCATTAAGCACTATCTTGCCCTCGCCCTGTGCATCGTAATCAGATTTAGGACCAGCTGGACACCCTTTATGTGTCATTTGGCCACTATGTCGATAAGAGTATGTAGTGATATGGTGAATTAATTGAAAGCATACATATCCATTAGATGCATCTATCATAAACTTACCATCTCTAATAGCTACCTTCCATGGTGAAGTACTGATAACCTCACCCAAACAAGCACCTATCCGTATAGGGTTGGTACGTTCTTTAAACATCGATGCCATTTGACTGTGCCATTCTTCCATATATACCCCCTATGACATTCTAATTACTTTAGATGGTGCTTCGTTCGTGTGCCATGCGTTATTAGCATCAGAGTAGAACATCGCATGACCTTTACTACTACTATTACCAAACGCACCACCAGCACCATCAGAGATTACAACATGGTCATTATTGCCATACACTAATATATCGCCTTTCTTAGCATAACCATTAAAGGCTTCTACTTTATATCCAGCATTTTGTGCATTACCAACTAATGTCGGTACATCAGCTACCCCCATGTCCGCTTGTTGCTTTAAGAATGGACTGTAATATGAACCAGCCTTAACCGCCACATCTACGCACCCATTATCACGATATACGCTTTCATATCCGTTGAGTGCGTTCATACCAGCATCAACCTGTGTCGCATTAGCAGTACTATTCGTTGCATTAGGTGTAACAGTTTTAGTAGTGCTTGTTTTATACTTGCTTGTATCAAGTTCTTTAGTTACACGCTTTAGATCTAATGTCATAGTATGATTAACTCCATAATTATGTTTGCAGTTTTCTACTATGAATTTATCGTGTATATCTACTGTGTAATCATCAATTATAATGATGCGACCACTCCTTACTGTATCATCACCTAATAATGTTAGGTTTAACTTTTCAGCTACCTTGTTGGTATCTTGAATTGTCTTTTTAGCAATCTGAGCAGTCTGTGCTTGTTTCTTATCATCAACCTTTACAATCTTTTTAATTAAGCCATATTTCTTGATGCTTTCATCATCTTGAATAGTTGACTTAACCGATGTACTCTTTTCTTTTTGAGATATAGCTACAATGCTATTACGCATATCTTCCATGCTTAAATCTCTTGAGTAATTGTTGATAGGTTGAGTAATAACCTTATCAAGCACTAAGTCTTTGTAGTCCTCAACGTGTATCTTGCCATCTCGGTATTCTAAGCGGTACTTATAGCCTGTTTCTTCTGTGGCTTGCTTGATAATATCCTTGATAACATCTGATACTGTTTCACCTTGATATATCTTTTTGATGTTAGTCTTAATATCTGCTACATTACCTAAAGGCACGTTATTTTCACTACATACTTTTTTGATAGCTTCAAGGCCACTAACACCATTGAATTGAATTTCTATCTCTGACTTATTGAGATAAAAGCAGTAATCAAAGCAAGTGTAACTATATTTGTTAGCACCGCTTTGTTTTTCTGCTACTACAATTCCTTGAAACACTACTTGTTCCTGTTGCTTTTCGTTAAGCTGCGTTGTAGCACTCTTGTTATTGTTGCTTAATTGGTTGCTAAACTCAATCTTGCCACCAATAGCAAGCCGTGTACCCATAAGGTTAAAATCAAAAGGGTTGTCTGCTAAATCAAAGGTAAATTCTTGGCCTAATGTATCAATACCATCTGACCTTTGATAGTTATTGGTATAGGCGGTAATTTCACGAGTTTCAGTAACATCTTTACCCTCTTTATCTTTAGTTGTGTTGGTATACTGTAACTTCATTTTTTAACCGCCTTACTATCAGTAGCTTTTGCATCTGTTGCCTTATTTTCGCCACCAGTCGAAGATTGGGCCGTAGTTGATGTATTAGTATATACATACTCTTCAATGCCTATTGTTGCCTTAATGTCGCCAACCTTATCATATGTGTATGATAGATCATTAATGACACATGGCATATTAAGGATTTCATTTCCATCAGACTGAATAATGCATATCCGCATCACGGCTTTCATCTGCCGTTGCGCTTGAAAGAATTGTAAGCATTGTAATCCATCACTGCCATTGCCACGAATAAATGAGTAATCTTTATTAATCGGTAACAAGATATTATCTAGGCTTAGTGTTCTAAGTCCTAGCGGTCCTATTAGCTTAATATCACCACGCAACCCATTAAAAGTTTCGTTGGCTTGCGGTTCACTAATCGTAGGTAAAGGGTTAGGTACTACAGGTAATGTGATGTATTCATCTGTCAGTTCAGAATGAAATACAATATCTGTAGTCGGTTTCTTGTCTAAGTAATCTAAGACCTTACCAACTAATCCATGTGATAGTTTGTCAGCATACTGTGTAGCTCGTGTAATTGCTAATTTTTGCAATTCAGCTTGTTTAGACTGTATGCGTTGCTGCATTATCTTTTTTGCCCCGTCTTGAAAATTCACATTACACCTCCTACATATTGCCCATAGCTAACATTACTTTATCAGTAACGTGTCTACCGCACGCATCCATGAAATCTTCATTACCAATCACATTGCCTTGTACTGTTACATTGACTGTTACACTAGCACGGCTACTTGCCAACTGTTTCATGCTTTCATCGTGTGGAATTACTTGTGATCCATTCGGTAGATTAATAATTTCGCCACGTTGATTTTCGTTGACATATGTCGCTCCACCTTTCCAGTATTCTGTACCAGTTGCATTATGCCCACCAACCACACGGCCTACAGTATTGTTATATAACCATGCTCCACCCTCTTTAATAGAGTCGATTTTCTCGCCAGCCCATTGCAATTTATCTTGAACCCATCCAAGTACATTTTCTGCAACAGATTTGATAATTCCAAAGTAGCCAGTAAAGATTTGGACTAACCCATTAAAGGCCATATCCCAATTGCCTGTAAATACACCAACAATAAAATTAATGATACCGCTGAATATTTGTTTAACACCGTCAAGTATAGGACTCATAATCTCCATAAATCGGTTATAAATAGGTGTAACCACCTCTATAACTCCGCTTACGAACTCAACGCATCCACTTACTAGCGACTCCCACAACTCTGTGGCATAGCTTGAAATTGCATCCCATACAGATAACGCAACTTCCTTGACTGTTTCCCAATTGTCAATTAACAAGTATAAGGCAATTGCTACTGCACTAATTGCAAGTAAAATAGGGTTAGCCATCATTAGCATACTTAACACCCTTACAACTTTTATTACAGTCATAAAGGCATTAAATATAGAAATCAAAATAGGAATTACACTAGCTATTACATTGAAGGCAACGAAGCCAGCAACAATTACTTTAAGCACTGGTACTAAAAAGCCTAAATTTTCAGTACACCACTTAATCACACCGCCAACAGTAGATAGTACGCTTTTAACTACATTCATACCTTCTGTTAGATTTGTCTTAATTGTTTCTTTGTTTTCTGTGATAACCTGTGCAATCCATGTGAAAGCACCGCTAAATGTGTTAAATATATCTTGAATAACTGGCGCAACTATTGGCATGATTGTGCTAACCATATCAATAAAAGCTTTTTGCATAGGCAATAGGCCTTTACCAATCGTAGCCATTAATGCTGCTTGTTGGTTCTTCATCCGTTTTAGTTGTCCATCTGGTGTATTAGCTAATATTTCATTCTGTTTAGAGAATGTACCATTAACTACTTCATTGATAGCAGCCAATCGTTCTGCTTCTGTACCATTCTTGATGATTTCCTTTTGTACCTCTGTTAAAGGTATCTTCATCTTTGTTAAGCCAGCCACATCACCATTAAACGCTCTGCCGATTGCCTGTGATGCCATCTGAGCATCTTCTGCCGTAGCATTTATACCAAATTTACCAGCTACAAGGTTCGTTAAGGCTTCCGATAGTCCGTCTACCTTATCAACAGGAACATTCCATTTATTAAGTTCTTGATACCCTGCACGAATTGTGCCAGCAGAGATAACCCCTACCTTGCCCCATTTTGCTGCATAATCGTTTAATTGCTTTTGTGCAGCATCTAGCGACTGTGCAGATTTATCATACAAGGAATTGTTATTAGCTAAACTATTGCGCAATAATGTTTGAGATAACTCTGCACTTTTTGCCGTTTCTAATGCTTTCTTGCCATAATCAACAATAGCACCAACACTAACGAACGCACCCAAGCCTGACATAGCTAATCCCATCTTACCGATGCTACCAGCAATGCCTAAGAATTTGTTATTAATTCCGTTACCAAAATTACTTAATTTATTCTTCATGGCTACCATCTTGCGTTCTGTGTCTTTCGCACTATCCCCAGCCTTTTTCATAGGTGCAGTAAATTGGTCTTTAAGACTAAGTAATACGTTAATACTTTTAGCCATTATTACTCCTTTCTAAATCTTCCATATCCAATTCAAAGCACGCACTATAAAAAGTGCGTTCTAATGGATCTAATGCAAGCAACGAGGATAATGTATGGCCTTTTTGCATATAATAGCGGAACATTGTTAGTTCCCTGTCCGCTCTTATTGCTTTTTTACATCTTCAACTGGATTAGAAATACCATACATACCCAAGATAGCTTCACCTAATGCAGTAATATCTTCTACACTATCGTTTAAAACTTTGTATACTACATCGGTAGGTTCTGCACATTCGTATTTCGCTTGTAATTCTTTATTCTTAAACAAAGGAACGCACGCATAGATAAGTTGTGCCATCGCATCCATCACTGTGGACAACGTAGCATCCTGTTTGATTTCATCCATAATGCGTAACACAGTTGGTAATGGTTGATGAATTACAGTCAATTCACCGCCTAAACCTTTTACATATACATCTTTAGATTGAAAGCCCTCTTGCATATTGCGGTTAAGCAAATCTTCAAGTTGTAATTTAGCCATATATTTTCACCTCACATTAAAAGGAAAGGCGATGCATTAAGCACCGCCCATATATTAAAGAATTAAGTCTAAGTAGTTGTAATCAGCAAATTTGAAAGGATAGCTTTCTTCTTGTACCTTTTTGTTTTCAAAACCATGTGTTAATTCATCCAAAGTAACACCAGTTAATTCGATACGTTCAGCACCATTTACATCTGGGTCTGTTAATTTAGATACAATTTTAATATCTGGTACACTACCATTTTTGATTTTACCAGCAATCTTTTGTGCTACACGGCTATCGATTTTGTGAAGTACTAATGTACCAGCACCTTCAAAACCTACCAAGCGTTGATGCACACCCATTTCGCCATTAATGTCTACCGCTTCATATTTAAGGGAGATTTTAGCTTCAAAAGATTTAACATTTGCATATAATTCGCCATCAATCCATACTTTACCAAATTGGCCACGTAAGATTTGATTATGAATGTCTTTACTTGCCATACTTTACCCCCTTATTCCATAGTAATTTGGAAGGACAAATCTTCCATAGCATCAAGAATTTTAACTTTAGCAGCAATGAATACAGTGGACTTGAAAGACATTTCTTTAACTTTCGCTTCATCCCAATCCTCTGCTTCTGTTTTGCCTACAGATAACCAAGCCTGTCTTTGATTTTCTACATCAACAAACGCATGATTATCATATTCTGGATCTAGAATTTCACCATTAACTACTTTAGTTAAGGATTTGAAATAAGCGTTTACAGAAGAAATAAATAAGTATTGGTTATCCAAGTGGTTTTTATACTTGCCTACATAGTATTTTTTAAATGTAGAGTACAAATCCTCTTGAATTAAGTCCATGCTTTCAACAATGATGATTTTACGCATATCTTCTGTATCAATAGATGTGAATGTAGTCAATGTATTAACACCACGGCCCACACGCACTACGTTATCTTCATCATCATTGATAAGAAGTAACCAGCCTTCATCTGTCCATTTGTTTACATCTTTTTCTGCAGTAACATAAGAGTTATCCACATAGTCTAAATCTTCCAATTCATAGTATGTAATACTACGGTTCATTGGTAAGTTAGCCAAAATAGATGTAATACGTGGTAAATAATCAGTCATTTTAACATTAGTGCCAGCTGCCGCATCAGCTTCATGTACAAAATTACCTTTCATATTTACAACACGTTTATCATCTGCCACCGCTACATTAGCAACTACGCATTTAACTTTGCGACCTTTGGAAATAACATTTCGGCTTTTAGTGTAAGACACTAAGTCTGTTTGCCATTCTGCAACAGTAGTACATGCCCAGTTATACTTGATGCGGTCTAATACTTGTTTAATATCTGCAAATGCAGTTGTTTTAGTTGGAACGTGTAACACTACTACTTTGTTTACGTTCACATAGAAGCAACGCTTCAACAATTTAATTGTATCGGCATTGTATTTTTTATCAGTAATGTCTGCTTCAAATTTGAATACATCATAACCGATTTCAGTTTGTTTATCGTCTTTAACGATAATTAAAGCCGTACCACGTTCGGAACGTAATACCGCAGATACTGCTTTTTGTAGAAAGACAATATCAATATTTGGTAAGCCAATCGCCATCTTATGCTCCTTTACCCATTAAAAATAGCACCCATACATGGTGGGTGCTATAACTATTGTTCTGTTGACTTTTGCAACTCTCCGTTGACTGACAACTCTTCCATGTAAGGTGCATTTGCTTCTGGTCTGTTTTGATAGATCGTTACATCAAAGTTAGTGATATATGACATATCAGCCTTATTGATTGTTTCGACTATATCAGATGCAGTTATACTAAATCCATCTTCTACGTTAACAGGCATTGCTAACATCTCACGCAAACTTTCCCTTGCTTTGAGTAAGTTAAGATAGCCAATCTCACGCTTTTCATTGAAGTAGTAAATGTAGATATTAAGCGTATCACCTCTTATGATTTCGCCTATATCTTCATTATTGAAGTCTACTACCTCGATAAAAAAAGATGGTCTAGTAAATCCCTCTGAAATATCTCTATCATTAACATCACATTGAAGCAATTCTCTGCACTTTATTGTTAATGCTTTTACTATTTCAACTGCAGTTATCACTAGCCTAAACCTTTTTCATTAAGCATCTTATCAATAAATTCTTCCGCTAACCCTTGATATTCTGACGGAAAGGCTTTTGCAGTTCTCCCCATCACATTCTTCCCTCTAACAAAGGCTTCCCCTGTGTTACCAACTATAAGCTTAGGTTTACCTTGTGCAGCATGACCTAACATCACATGACCATGTTCAACTAACCATGCGTGCGGTGCGGTATTCTTAACCCTTACTTGCCACTCATCCTTACCATACTTATACGCTCTATCACGTTTAAGGCCTTTGATAAGGTTTTTTGTTCCTTGTGTAGTACTGCTTTTATAGTTGTTTTTGGCATTAGCCTTTAACTTATTACCAGCACGTTGCAAGAAGTTCTTTGTATCTTTCGGAAAGTCTTTAGTTGCTATGTCTAGCAACTCTTGAGAAAACTCGCTCAACCCTTCTGTTTCAATATCAACACTCATCAGATTACTACCTCTGTAAATACTTCCAGTCGCTCTTTATTAAGGTACGGATCCATAACATACAAGATGTTATACTTCTGCCCCTCAATAATTAGCCACATATCAGGCTCAATATCGTTACGATACCTACACACTACCTTATGTGTAGTTCTAGCAAGTGTAGTTTCTGCCGTTCTACCACTTAATAGACCGCCAGTCTGTGGAATAATACCACAATGTATATTGCCAATGACTGTATCAACTATAGGATATTGCCCTAATTCATTCATATTAGTTGATTTTCTGTTAGCGTGAATTTCTGCTTGATGTTGTAATAGAGTGCTTAATCTACCTTTTCTATACATAATTTCACCTATAATAAGTTCATTGAATACTTATCTAATATAGCCTGTGCAGTAGGGTTTACCACCGCATTTTCAACGGCCGTGAATGTACGATTATCGTAAAATTCACCACACAAACTCAATACGGCAATAGGCATATCTTCATAATCATCAAGTGTAGTCTTATCATCTATTCCCATATATGTCATACAATAGGAAATTGCTGCAGATAATACCATGTCTAAGATAGGTTTAGTGTCGGCCGTAACATCAACACGAATATAGTTAGATACAATTTCTATTGTTAGTTCACTAACTTTCATATCCTAGTCCTCATCGTTATCTTTTTTACTGCCTTTTTTATTGTCTTTATTATTGTCTGTATTTTCGTTTTGTTCTTCAATATATCCAGCATTCAATAAATCATTTGCAATTTCAGCATCAGAAATCTCAATGATGCTGTCTTGTGAGGCAGATACTGCCCCACTAAAACTAACCAATGCTTTATACATCATATGTAATTCCTCCTATTATGCCATTGCTAATACTGCAATACGTTGCTCATCAACAATCTTACCGTCAATTTCAATATATCCTGCAACACCTACTGCATATTGTGTAGCAAATCGTTCTTGTAAAACTGTAATTTCTGCGCTATCTCCGCTAAGTTTAGTTGCATAGCCTTTAAGGTCTGCAAATACCGCTACTTTAGCTTTAGTTGCAATTTTTGGCATATTGTCAGACTCAAATACAGGGCGGCCCAACAAAGTATAGCCAAAGCCATTTGTTAAGTCTTTATTCAACAAATACTCGCCCTGTGCATTTTTCAACTTGGAGCATGCTTTGAACGTATCTGAATTCATGATGAATACACCATTGCCACGGAATTTTTGAGGAATTGTAAGTTGTAAATCAATAAGATCGTCAGCAGTAATTGCAGATGCTGCGCCAGCAGTTACTTGTTGTTTAGCTTGTAGTAACCCTTGAATTTTAGTAGAGCCAGTAAGCATTTCATTATCAAGGAATGTAATAATCGATTCTGCAATTTTTGTAATTACATAATTTACAATGTCAAATCCAGCGTTGTTAATCAAGGACTTAGATACTTTTGTAAGTACACCTACAACATTGCCTTTTAATACTACAGATTTGAATTTGTTGGTAGTGCTTTCCAATTCTTGGAACTCACCTACATATGCGCAAGTAGTCTTAGATGTAGATTCATCTTCTACTATAAATACCAAATCACCTTTTACATCGTAGAAATCAGAGAATTGGATGATTGGCGCAACACGTTTTACTGTGGCAATGATTCTGTCTGCAATTGTTGTAGGAATGACTACACCATTATCACCTTTAGATAGATTCACTTCAGAACGTGTTTCTACATCAGAAAATGTTGTTTCGCCACTACGTAAAAAATTAGCAAATGCACGTTCTTCTGCCATTGCCTTTTCTTTTTCATCTACATTTTCGCCTTTATTATCATCAGAACCTTCAGACATCAATTTGCGTTCTTCATTAGCAAGTTTTAATGTATTGTCAATGTTCGCTACTTCTGCACGAAGTTCTTCAAATTTAGTTGTTTCTTCTTCATTCAATGCACGAGTTTCTTCATCCGCTACTTTCACAAGTGTGTTCATTTCTTCAACCAGTGTATTACGTTTTTCAATTAATTTTTTAAAGTTCTTCATATTACATTTTCCTCTTTTCTTGTAATAAAAAAGCATCCACACAAATGGATGCTATGCTTTAATTTTATTTAAAATATCATGATATTTTTGATTGCTGGTTTCTTCATTATCATCAGACTTACGTTCTTCAATATCATATTCTAGTTTTCCTGTTGCGTTTTCATTGGATCTACATTCTAGTAAATCTTCCTCCGCATCAGAACGTACACTAATAGAAGTTGCAATGTAAGCAGGATTTACAGACAAAATACTTACTTCACTCATATCAATCTCTTTCAATGTGCGAATTTCTGGCATATTTTCCTGTTTTTCCCATTCATCTTCTAGCTTCTTAAATCCAAATGACCAGCCTTTTAACTGTCTTTTCTCTGCTAGTTCTACAACTTCCGCATCAGTTACAGTTGCTTTTGCGTATAATCCTATGCTATCCTCACGCAATTCAAGCGAACCGTCTTTTTGGTCCCCTAATTTTTTGCGGTGATTAAAACGCAATTCTACATTATTATTGCGTTGTAAGGCAGAATTAAATGCGCCTTGTGCTACTTTTTCAAGAAAATTACCTCTTACATCACGGATTGGCTTACTCAATCGTTCTGTTACATTCACATAACCCTCAATAGTGGCAGCACCATTACGTACCTCAATTTTCACTATTTTCACCTCCTTTCTCTGCTTTTAGTGTAGTCAGGTCCCCAAATGCACCTGTATTGGGTGTATAGACTTTTTTAGTATCTGGGTAATAGAATACATTGGCTAAGTTCATACTTACAAAATCAATGCCCATTGGTGATAAATCTTCTCGTTTTCGAATTTCATCAATATTAATCCAGTTACTTTCAAGTGCTGTTTTATAAGCATTGAAGCGTGTCAACATATCGGCTTTTAATAAATCGTTCATGTCTAAGCTGAAATAATAATTTCCTTTCTCTGTTTCTAGTAGTAAGGATCTATTAATAGCTTCAATAAAGCAGTTTACTATTGGCATAATTGTAGTCTTAACAAAAATATTAAATGCTTTCTCATCTATAAATGTTTTGTCTGTAAACCCAAACAATTTATAAATTAAATCAGCATTTGTTTGTTTACTTTCATTTAGCTGATTTTCTACAGCCGTACTATCTGCGCTTTCAAAAGTTATGCCTTTATTAAGTACAATAACATCACTCGTTCCAAGCTTAGAAGTCATATATCTCCAAGCTTTTTTGAGTGCATTAAGTGCTTTGACTGTCAATCTCCCCTCGGATTTAAGGAATCCTTTCCGTACACCTTTACTAATTACTCCATTCTCATATACCAGTGCATTGTACATGCTAGAAATATGCATGGCATTATCATCTAATAACCCTCGTCCGTGAACTCCGTCACTACAATTTCTAACCGCACTCATAATATTGAAATTATCATAATATCTTCCGTCAACTAGATAATATATTTGCCTATCAATTAGTTTTCCATTATCTAACAAGCTTACTCTATGTTTAGGTAAATATTGCAATGACTCTGCAGAATTTCCATTCTTGCCAATATAACAATAGCAGGCCCCCTCCATAATTAGATCATTAATCATGGCTTGCTTTGTTTCATATGCTCCAAGGATAGAATTTGTTTCAATGTTTAATAGTTTAATCCGTGCATCATCTAATATTTCTGCAATTGTATTTCCTTCACGTTTATACATTCTCACAGGAATACCAGCAATAATGCCAGATATAAGAAATAATGCACTTGCTACGGCTGGCACAGATAATGCTTGTTGCCTTGTTACTCGTGTAGTTGCATCATAGCTTGGAAGATTTAAATCAATATCATCTGCAGTATCAATAAATGAATTTTCATTTAAAACTTGCTCTTCCCTAACTTCATATCCAAATAAACTTTTAACCCAACTCAATATCTCACCTCCTTTCTACATTTGCACTACCCAATCAAGGGTACTATTGAGCATATAATTTTGATGCAATAAATACATCGCATTGATGCCAGCCACTACCATATCAACCTTGCCCCTCGATTTTTTCTTATTTACATAGCGATTCATGTTCGTATCGAAAACGCATCGTGCATTTTCAAAGTTAATTTCTAGTAATTTATTGCCCTTTTCATAAACAAGGTTGCCATCTGCCACCAATTCTGCAAGCCATTTAGTCGCAGGATGTAATACGCTAGAATGTTGTTTAATCTCAACCATCGTATATCCTGCATCTTCTAATTTTTGTGCAGTTGATAAGGCATTGTACCTATCATAGCCAATACCCATCACAGTAACCCCATATTTGTCTTCTATTTGCATTATGTAGCGTTCAATAGCACCATAATCTACAGTTCTATTGCCACACGCTATACAATAACAAGCGTTAATAAAATCACGATACGGAATACGTTCTAGTTTTGACTTCTCATCTATCCTATCTTCTGGCACAAAGGCTACCGAATTAAGGTACACCTTTTCTGTTTCTTCATCAAATGCCACCATATCCACGGCGCAGTTATCAATAGTCATGGCTAAATCTAGCCCAAGAAATACTTCTCTACCGCTCCAGTCGATATGATCTACAGCACCTTTCTGTAAATCGGCTACGTTTACAAAGCTTTCACTACCAGCACCGCTATAAATGATATTGCAATGCTTTGTTATGAAGTTCTCACGCTTACTTTCAATCTCAATAGCTACTTGCCTTTTAGATTTCAAGTCATCCATGATTTCTGTTACTTCAATGGCTAATGGGTTGCTTTGTTCTAGCACTTCATCGTTAGTTGCCCAACCTTTTGTATCATCTGGCTCATATAACAAGGCGAATACCTTATCATCATCAACTGCACCATTCAATACACGCTTTGCATAGTCCACTTCATCTTCAAATGGATTGTTAAGTGTAGGGTATTTAGTAGAAATGATAAAGCCTAGCTTGTTTAGTATCGTCAACTGCCCTGACCTCATAGCTTCAATAGCGTAGGTATTCGGCAATGCTCCTGTTTCATCTACAAGGAACACACTAGGCAACTTACCATCTAACCGCCCTGTTGAATAGTTAAGAGGTGTATATCTGTTTTCAGTAATATTACAGTGGATATAATCACGCAGTATTTTAAACTTTTCTTTGCCATTCATCTTGCCTAGTAGTGCTGGACTACTTCTGATTATCTCTTCAATAGCAGTCTTAATCTCACGAGATAGCGAACCATCTGGAGCGACTGAATAGAATTTTGAGAATTTAGGTTCAATGAAGAAAAGCAAAATAAAAAGAACAGCAATTAAGAATGTCTTGCCGTTCTTTCTACATATTTCTAATATAGCGTTTTCATATCTTCGTTTGTCTTTATTACCACGTTCTACAGTACCAAGAATAGCTATGATGAATAACCATTGAAAGCCAGCCATCGCATCATACACAGTAGAGTTCGCTTTCAAGCCTTTAGGCATTACCATCAATTTAAGCAGTTCGCCTATAGTATGCACTTTGTTATCGTCAATCATGTAACGGCTATCCTTACCATTAGCAATAGCAAGAAATTCCTTTACCTGTAGTTTGACATATTTAGGTGCATTGACTTTGCCCTCTGCTACATCCATTGCGTACTTGTAGGCTGGGTGTTTTTTATTCATCAACTACTCCCTCCTTGCAGTACATTAAGCAACGGATCTTGTTCTTCTTCTTTTTGATTAGCTACAAGTACTCCAAGCTTTGCCCTAGATTGTGGAGATAGACACAATTCATCACACAGTTTTAAATATGTCCTAACTAGCTTCTCTTGTGTTGCCACAAACTCCCTATCAATTGCAAGTGTTGGCCTTTTCGCCACACGCTTATTTGCTGTATGTAACATGTCAATAGCCACGCTTGCTTGAATGATTGTTTGTTTGTCTAATCTGCTTAATACCTTAGCTTGCCTTAATGCATCAACAATAAAATGAAATGCTTCTAATTGTGTTTTAGTTAGATAGCTTGGCGGTTCAATTTCCGCATTATCAACAAACGCATTTTCTACAGCCATACGTTTTTCTTTTTCTGCCTTTGTTAAGTGCTTCTTTGTAGTCCTTGCAGATACAGCTTTTCTCATGTGTCCACCTCCTTTCCTGTGTCTTGCAACATCCTTGTATTGTCCCTATATAAATAAATATATATTCACGTGCGCACGCATGTCCCATTAGGGAAAATTGTGTAAATTGTGGTGAGCAGTACGGTCTTGAACATTTTTTGTGAAAATCTATTTGATAGTAGGGGGGGTACTAATTATTTTCTTCAAGTACTCCCTCTTGTATTCTCCATGGTCAGCTTTGTAGTGATGTAGCTTGCATAATGTAATCAAGTTCTTATCATCAGTACGTTTCTTCCATGCTACATGTAATGGTTCAATGTGATGAACATCTAAGCGTTGTCCTACACTAATATAATTATCTTCGTGTAAACATAATCTACATAAATGTTTATCACGATCTAATATATTCTTTCTGCAGTCTTGCCATTCAACACTACTTCTAAACTTTCGTTCTTTCTTCCTACTGTCAGATGCGTTTGTATATTCCTGCTTGTAGTTACGTTTAGGCTTATGTGGACAATCTCCTTCATGTATTCCTCCACAATAGCTACATGCTTTTAGCATTACATCACCTCTACTTTAATACTCTATTGCTATTACGCTTTAACTTTCCATGTGTTCTTCTACACAATCCACAATTAGGTTTTCTTGCATCATTAGTTGTAATGTAGCTTTGACATACACCTTCATATTCAATTGTTTCTGCAGTACAGATACCATATTTATTGTTAAGGCATCTATCTCTGTTGCAGCATATTCTAGTCATACATCATATCCCATTGCTCTACGATTAATTTCATATACTTCATCATATGTAATACCTTCACGTTCTGCTACTTTACTTAAGCAATCGCCTTTAGTCGGATATTGGCCACTGTGTGTATTAATATGGCATTGTGTACAAAGTTGTATTAAGTTCTCCTTAATATCTCCTCCACCGCTTCCACGTGTATTAATATGATGTGGTTCTATATTTGTTCTTTGCCCACATATTTCACAATATGGCTTGCGAACTTCTTGTATCGTTTTCTTTGATGTAATTCTTTTATGTTTCATCAAACACCCCTTATAAACTAAAAAGGACCGCATCATACTGTGTTGTGCGACCTGTGTATGATGTAGTCCTTAATAGTGTGTAGTTTTTCTAGGAGGCTTGTTGAAGGTGTTCTCTTCATCCATGCCCACATATAGTATCGCATAAGTTAATAGTCAAATACTATCAACCTTTTTAAAAATTTCTTCAAAGTTTCTAATTGCTCGCTTATGTAGGTTATGAATATTTTGCACTGAACACCCTATTAATTCTGCCACCTTTTCCCATGTGTACCCATTAATGTATCTATCAATCAGTACTGACTTTTGCTTGGCACTAGGTACTGCATTAATAATAAATCTTGCTCTTTCCCTTTCTCTTAGGTAGCCACTCCACTCCCTCATTAGTTCATTTGATAGTGCATCTATGTTTGCTATCTTATCTTCAAATGTGATTGGTTGCCCTCCGCTTACAATGTCTTTACTGTAGTCTATTGCTTGCAGATACATTATATCTTGTTGCAGCCTTAACACTTCTCTTTCCTTACATTTGATATTCAAATCAGTATCTCTAATCTGAATTAAATACTCCCTTCCTGTCATTATTTGCTATCTCCCTGTTATTGTTGCTATGTTCTTTTCTATTGTTACTATCTTTCTTCGTTCCTCTACGATTAATTGCTTCTTCCATTCTTCCCATGTATATATTGGCATCCCTTTAGCAAGTGCAAAGGACCATTCTCCAATACATCCTTTAGATGTTTGCCAGTCACCACATAGTACTAACACCTCACATCTATTTAGCATTTCTAAGCATATCTTTAATCCTTTTGCGTATTCGTCCGCAAAGTACACCGTACTAAAATTATGAAGTGGTGATAGATATGTATTGTTTCTATCCTCTATTACTATCTTCTTCATAATCTTATCTACTGCTTGTTTGTTTGAGTTATCTCCACCAAATGGATGTGCTAAGTAAATTAATTTTCCTTTATTCATCTTCTTCTCCTTGTACTAGATCATTGATGTGAAATGTTTCACCTTTAACCGCATCATCTTCTAATTCCTCTTCCCATAGTTTCCCTTGCGCTCTTGTTCCTCTTACAAACATTTCAATTTCTTCTGCTAATGGAATTAGTTTTTCTTGAGTCTTTTCATCTATTAGCAACCATGATGTGCTAATTGTACATTCGTCTCCCTTTTTATTTGTAATCAATAACACATATTTCACTTCTGTGATAACTCTTGGTATTTCCTTATGCCACCTAAAATTGATTGATTTAATCTTTAGCCATTCTTCTTTAATAAATTTGAATGCCTTAAATGTATCTATCACTACACTTCTTGCATTTATATATGGTTCCCATATCTCTGGTCTAAACTCATCTTTTGTTATTAATTGATATGTTTCTGTAATGCCAGTATTATTTACTTTTTCGTACTTTACTTTCTTTTTATCCCCAAATCCAATGCTTAGTATCCTCATTTCTATTTCCCTTTCCGTTATATTTGGCCCATATTCTACAATTAGCTTCATCGATTAACCCACTTCATACACCCAATCCTTAAATAGTTAATAACTTCATTTTCATTTAATGCCTTTACATCTTTACGTTTCTTTGCCCTTTTAATATATCTAACATCTTCTCTTTTATTATTAGATATATTGACCACTATTAATCCCGCATCACCTAATTGACTTTCTATTTCATCCTTATGTTCTTCATACATATCTTGTGGTACTGCATAATACAAATATCCTACATGTAAATGATCATGGTATCGTTTTTTCTTAAAATCTGCTCTGAAATCTTGAATGCTTACCTTGATTTCTATTTCAGTAACAACTCTTGCTTTAAGATTGAAGTAGATTAAATCTGCTTCATATTCCCCTTTCCCATCTCCATGCATTGTTATATTAGGAATAGTTATATTCTTTAAGAATAAATGCCTTCCTAACTTCTTTTGCATTTCCTCTTCCGTCATATCTTACACCCCTTTATTTTTGGCTCTTTTCTGTTTTGCATTCGCCCTATATCTTGCTCTATTAGTTTGCAACCGTTCTATACGCACCTTCTCTTCACATTCATAATCACTGCATATTACTCTGTTTGCTTTATTTGTATAGAATTTCTTGCCACAACATATACAGTACCGTTCGTACTTATATTTCTTTGCTTCTTCCGCATCACGCTTCGCTTTTATTTCTGCCCTTACCTCAGCTACTGTTCTCTTCTTTTGTATTGGCTTGCCTGCTCTACAATCTGGACACCATGTGCTATGGCTATCTGGTGTAAATAACCTATCACATCTATGACACTTTCTTTGCATTTGTCCTCCTTATGTTTTAAAGAATACTAGCCATATGGTTTTCCCTCTGCGTTGCCCAATAATTGGCTCGCAAGGTAATAATTCTTTTACCATTGATATATTTATCTGCTCATCACTCCATTTGAATATCATCGTCCCATTTTGTTTAAGTACTCTCCAACATTCTGCTAAGCCTTTTTTTATATCTTCTTTCCAGTCTGTATTTAATTTCCCATACTTCATTTTTAAGTATGACTTTTCACCTGCTCTTATTAAATGTGGTGGATCAAAAATAACAAGGTAAAATGTTTCATCACTATATGGTATATTTCTGAAATCTGCCACTATATCTGGTTTAACAATTAATCTTCTGCCGTCACAAAGAGTTGTATCCTCTGTCCGATTATCAATATATACAGCATCTTTATATTCTTTATCAAACCAGAACATCTTTGAACCGCAGCAGGCATCTAAAATTTTTTTATCATTCATTGTTTTCTATGAATGTTCTCCTTTTCATATAGTTTTTACACCATTCTTTAACCGCATCTTCTTCATGTTCATCATATGGCTGTACGCACTCTTTAATTGCATATTTCTTTATCTTACTTGCATTAATCTCTATTACTTGGTTTGTTTCCCCCCATCTATTACAAATTGTGAGCCAGTTCATTTTTTCTATATGATCATTAATAATTGGCTTTAATTCTTTGAAAGGTTTTTTATACATGGCTAACTCATGTTTTCCATATATCTGTGTCCAACCACTTACCTTATTATCATCGGCCATTGTTATATTTAGCCTTACCCATAAATCTAATTTCACTTATTTAATCCCTCACAGTGCAGCTATACCCTTTTAGTTTTCTCATCCTGTGCCTAATGGTTCTTACGTTATCCCCAACATATTTATAGGCATCTCCTTGAATATTCTTCTGCTCGTTATGTTTATCTAGTTGCGCTCTCCATTGAATGTAGCTTTCACATTTACTGTGGCATCCTGCTTCTCTAAACTTGCACTCTCTGCATGGTGTTTTCATAATAACTCCTTGCTCGTTGGTTAAATTCTTTGTTTTCCTTGAACTCATCTCTTCGTATTCTTGCTATTAACAATGCATCTGACGGAATAAATGCATATCCCCAATATGGTATGAATACTCTTGTGGACTCCTTTTCCCTGCACTTTACAATATGATCATGTGCCTTTCTTACATTTCTGTATCTATCATTCATGCTCATATCCCTCTAATCTATTGCCTACTACTCTTACATTTCCATTGTTCACTACAAATGCTAAATCAAAGTCTAATACCGCATCATTTTGTTTGATTTGCTTATTGATTGCTTTGCATCTCCATTGGTATTTATCAACGCTATAATATACTTCCCCTACCATTGGTGTATCTTGTATTGATTTACAATCAAACTCAATATGGTCCTTTTCGTATATCCTTTGCCCTGTATTGTCTTTTGCTTCGCTTCCTCTGCATAGTGTTCCGTCCTCAATTGGCACCCATGTATATGTATCATTTTCTACTGCTAGTAGCCTAATTTGTGAGTAGCTTTGCTTTATTTCATCGCTACTTACCCATTCTGACCTGTTCAAGTTCTTTCTTAGGCCCTTATATATCAATGGTTTCATGCTACCTCCTCACACACTGCATTGATACCCAGTTTCTTTAGTACCTCGTGTATCATCAATCTGCCCTTTTGTGTCCAACGTGTGGATGCTTTGCACTCCAATCTTCCGTCTGTAGTCATATATGTGTGTGTTTTGGTTTTTGTGTACCCCTTATGCATTAGATCACCGTACAAAATCCATTGCCCATTTACACTACGTTGAATATGTGCATCATGTAGTATCTTGTTTAATGCTTTAGCACTTAACCCATAATCTGCTGCAATCTGCGTTACAGTCATTGCATTTGTAGAACTTAAAATTTTATCTACGTAATCAACCTTTGGTTCATACTCCGCAATCTGTTGTTTCTGTTGCTCAATGATTACCTTTGATTGGTTATGTGCTTCTACTTCATCTGCATACAATCTCAATGCTTCTGGTAATGTCTTTGGGATGTTTAACTCATAGCTTCCTGTTTTTCTAATTTTTTTATTTTCATTTTAAAATATTATAC